ATTGTTCCACATGGAACAAAATAAACACAAGGAGAGAGAAGAAAATGATTGTTGTAAATGTCAATAAGAACACAACAGAGCTTGACGAGCACGAGACCTTGACAAGCGGAAGCATTAATGCTAATGTATGCCACTTCAACTTTTCCGATGACTGGGCGGGATTGACGAGAACAGCTACATTTAGGGCAGGTGACATTTATGTGTCTGTTATACTCGATGACAGCAATGAGTGCAACATACCGTGGGAGGTATTAGTATCTGACGGCGTAGAGCTGTACGTAGGTGTTGTCGGAATAGCAGGTGCTGACACCGAAACAACAGATGATGACGTTGTTTTGCCTACTGTATGGGAGCTGTTGGGCACTATCCGTAAGGGTGCTACACGCAGCGATGACCCCGTACCACCTACACCTGACGTGTATGACCAGTTAGTGGTTGAAATCTCCAAGAAGCAGGATAAATTAATCCCCGGCAAAAATATTACAATCGGCGATGACGGCACTATCAACGCCGACACAAGCGCAGAATATGATGCTATTGTATCAGATATTGACGCAATCAACACAAATATCGACAATATCAATAGCACATTATCTGACAATGCAGATGATATTGCTAATAATACAGCAGATATTGCAGATAATGCAAAATCTATCGCTACAAACACAGCAGACATTGCAAAAAATGCTGAAGATATTGACGCTAATACAGCTAAAATTGATGAAATATTAGACACTGTAACACAACAGGGTGAAAGCATTACGCTGAATACACAGGCAATAGAAGCAAACACAGCTGCTATAGCAGATAATGCAAAAGCAATTAATGCAAACGCCGAAGCAATAGCAGGCAAGCAGGATAAATTAATCCCGGGTAAAAATATTACAATCGACGATGACGGTACTATCAACGCTGAAACAGGCGATGTATTACCGGACGGTGAATTGGGTAACATATTGCTTCACAACGGCAAAGATTGGGAATCTACAGGAGCAGGCAACATTGCCCCTAACGGCAGGATCGGCGATATCCTGACAAAATCAGGATCGGATAGCGTGGAATGGCTGCAGCCTGAAGACGCTATACCCGATGTGTATACAGATATTGCTACACTTAAAAATCAGTTTGACGGCGGCACCCAGGGGCAGGTATGGACTAAAACCGAAGACGGCGAGGGGTGGGCAGATCATACGACCCCTGAAATCCCGTACATAGGGGCTAATGGCAATTGGTTCGTGGGCGACACAGACACGGGCGTACAGGCACAGGGACCTAAAGGCGATCAGGGTATACAGGGCGCAAACGGCGCAAACGGGCTTGACGGCAAAGACGGGACAGACGGCAAGGACGGTGAAAACGGCATAACGCCGAATATCGGCGAAAACGGCAACTGGTGGATCGGTGAAACTGACACGGGTATAGCCGCAAAGGGCGAAAAAGGTGACCCCGGAGAAACAGGACCGCAGGGACCCGCAGGAGAGCAGGGACCAAAAGGTGATCAGGGCGAACAGGGAATACAGGGTCCGAAAGGCGACGCAGGCGAAAAGGGTGACAAAGGCGACGCAGGAGAAGCAGGAGCCGCAGGCGCAAACGGCGAAAATGGCATAACGCCGAATATCGGCGAAAACGGCAACTGGTGGATCGGCGAAACCGACACGGGTATAGCCGCAAAGGGTGAAAAGGGCGACACAGGCGAAACAGGACCACAGGGACCGCAAGGCGAACAGGGTGAAAAAGGTGAAAAGGGTGAGACAGGACCGCAGGGACCCGCAGGAGAGCAGGGGGAAAAAGGCGAAAAAGGCGAAACAGGAGCAGATGGACCCCAGGGTGTACAGGGTGAAACAGGACCGCAGGGACCGAAAGGCGAAAAGGGAGACACAGGCGAGGCAGGAGCCTCAGGCGCAAACGGGCTTGACGGCATAACGCCAAATATAGGCGACAACGGAAACTGGTGGATCGGTGAAATCGATACAGGCATATCGGCAACAGGACCGCAGGGTGAGGCAGGCACAGTGCCTACAATAACCGCCGTGGCAGGCAGCAATATAAGCAAGGTAGGCACCCCGACTGTAACGGCAACAACAGACGGCGACGAGGTCAAACTTACGTTTAATTATCTCAAAGGTGAGACAGGATCGGGCACCGCCACAAAACGGTTTTTTAGCCTTAATTATTCAAAAGAAGGCTTTAACGCAACCCCAGCATACGTATTCACCTACAATGAGTCATCTGTCGAATCTATAGGTACGGCGGGATTTACGGTAAATTTTGGAGACTATTTACAGGATATACATTGCCGTTCAGCGATCACAATAACCACGGGCACATTTGCAAGAAATGAACTTGGCGAGGGTAACAAAACGGTAGCGAAAATAAAATTACTTAGTGCCACAACTGGAACGGAAAATGTTGTGACGATGAACGACGTAAGCGGCACAACAATCACAGCCACGGATTTTTATAACGCTATGACGCAGGTTATATCTACATACGGCGCATCGTCATCAAAAGAATATCCGTATATCATCAATACGCAGCCTTGCTATATAACGGTAACTTTAACAAATACATCAGGCACGTCTCAAACATTATATTATCCGGGCGTATCCACTTATTATATGGATGTAATCCGTAGCGGCTCACTGTTTTCGGGCTATACTTATACGGCAGATTTATATAATTATGTCACGGCATACAATACAGGATCGGTATCATCTTACTACACATCAGGCAATAAGGCCGTTATTGAAATATTTTATGATTATCTCCTTGGCAATTAATATTATTTCACTTTCACAGCAGCGGTGCCGCATTTCGGCGCCGTTGTTTTTTGTGTATTTTAAACAGATTAAAACGGTATTATTCGTATATATTAACTGTTGACAATTATATTATTTTGTAGTATAATATAGTTATAAAATCAAATACGAAAGGATAGCGATCTAAAATATGGACGCTCAAAGAAAGGCGCTAAAACACGCCCTTAACAAGATGAGCACCAAAGAGGCTACAGCCTATGTAAAAAATTTTGAGTTGAGACCTGATGAAGAGCAGGTTATCTTGCTTTGTGATGTCAAGGGCGAGTCCGTGACCGCCGTTTCATTTGCTTTACATTGTTCACGAGTGGTGGTCGAAAGAAAAAGAACCGCAGGATATGAACGAATGCTGCGAGATATTGGAAAAAATATGCCGATATAATTATCAATTTATATAGATTTTTTTTCGTTATTTTATACAATTTCACTTGACTTTTTTTGTGTTATATGTTATAATAACATTAAGAGAGGGGGTGAAATTATATGACAAATATTATTAAATATTTTCAGGCGATTTTTTGCACCGTGGGTGCATGGCTCGGATATTTTGTGGGCGGAATGGACGGGCTCTTATCCGTACTTATTACAATGATCATAATCGACTATGTAACAGGCGTAATGGTAGCAATCAGTCAAAAAAAATTATCTTCAGAGATCGGATTTAAGGGTATATGTAAAAAAATTTTAATAATGGTATTTGTTGGAATAGCAAACATTATTGATATTAATATTATAGCAACAGGATCAATGTTGAGAACTGCTACAATATTTTTTTACATCTCGAACGAGGGTATTTCCGTGATTGAGAACACGGCTTTACTTGGCTTGCCCGTACCGAAGAAAATAACAAACATACTTGAACAGCTCCACGACACCGCCGAAAAAGAAGACGAAACAGGAGACGAGGGCGAGAAGTAAACCGGGCAGGGCGCATAATGATTAATAATATTATTTAGTCAACGTAATTTTTTATATTACGTTGATTTTTTTATTTATAAAACTTGACAATTACAAAAAAATATGATATAATAAAATAAGGAAAGGAGCGTGGAATGATATGAATCCGTATGACGCCATAATTTCAGCCTTTGAAAATTTGGCAATATGCCTTGACAATATCGCAAAGGTAGATTTTGGAAAGGTGAAAATAAGAATCGAGGACGACGATGACGACAACGCCGATACAAATTAAAAAAACAGAGATCAATCCCGATGACGTCAAAAACGCTTTAACAATTTTATGCGACAACGGAATACGGCAAGTTGACGCCTATTTCGTTTTTAGTGAAATTTTGAGAAATGTTTTCGGCGCGACCATTACTGATGAAAAGAAAGGAAAGAAAAAACATGACTGAAGAGCAGATCAGCGAAATTATCAACGCTATTGTCAAGGGCGTATCAATTGACAGCATAGCGGCGGCAGAGGGCGAGGATATAGCCGTGATAAACGGAATTGTAACAATCCACGCCGCCGAAATACAGGCAAAAGCAGACTATATCAAACAGATCGGAGAGTGAGAATAAATGGCAATAAAAAAAGTGATTGACGTATCAAAGCACAATGGCACGATCGACTTTGCAAAAGTAAAGGCTGGCGGAATTATATCGGGCGTTATTATCAGAGCAGGGTACGGCAGGCTGATATCTCAGAAAGATCCAAACTTTGAGACATATTACAAGGACGCAAAGGCGGCGGGACTTAATATTGGCGCCTACTGGTACTCTTACGCCACGACAGCGGCAGAGGCAGCGACAGAAGCGGCGGTATTTTTAGAGGCAATTAAAGGGAAAGAGTTTGATCTGCCCGTATACTTTGATATTGAAGAGGAAAAGCAGCTTAAGCTCGGTAAGACTATCTGCTCAGCGATGGTTTCGGCGTTTTGCGGGGCGCTCGAAGAGGCGGGCTATTTTGCAGGCGTGTATTCTTACGATAGCTTTTTCGGATCAAATTTGTCGAGCGAAATACAGAAAAAGTATAGTTGTTGGGTCGCAAGGCTCGGTTCCGCCCCTAAGTATTGCACGACTTATGGAATGCACCAGTACTCTTGGACGGAATCAGTTGCAGGAATTAGCGGCGATGTAGATGTTTCGTACTGCTACAAGGATTTCCCCAGCATTATTAAGGCGGCGTGTCTTAATGGGTACAGCTCGGCAAGTTATACTGTGACAGCGACTATAAAAAATGTCACAAATGCCACGGCAGATAGCATAGTCGCAACCTGTAAAGCCCTCGGAATGTCAACCACGAAAACTCAGAAATAATAACAAAAGCCCTGCGGAAAATTTCCGCAGGGTTATTATTTTATAACTTCAGTTTTTTTCAGAATTCGGCGTCCCCGAACATATGGTTCAAAATATTGTTAACGGTTTCAACGTACAGGGAAAGCTCGGCGTCGTCGAGACTATCAACAATTGTCTTGGTGATCAGACCCTTAGCTCCCACAACGAGTGCCCGTCCGCTATGGGAAAGCCCCTCGCACTGTAATACTGTTGAAATAGCCATATTATAGCGATTGCAGAGGTCTTTTCGCCTCGTGTTTCCCGATTTGTAATGTTTAGACATGTTGACCTCGTTTATTCCGTTAGTCAAAGCTCCTACAATTTTCATAGTTAAGACTCCTTTCAGTTTTTCCAAAAATCGGACATGGTCGACTCGTAGTCATAGGCATAGGCGGGCTTCTCGGCGTGGGTGAGGCTGACAAGCTCCCTGCCATAAGGGCAGCGTGCCTTTGCTTCACTGCTATTACTTACATACTCAATGACGACGTCGACGGGGTTCTGGGGATTAGCATATACAGCTTTATAAATCATATAAATCGCTCCTTCTGTTAATGTATCGGGCGGTACGTTTCCGCCACTCTTTGTTTTTCTTTATGTTTATATTATAACATGCTTTTTCAGGTTTGTCAAGGGTTTTTTGAAAAAAAAATAAATTTTTTTTCATTTTCATATTTAACAGAAAATTAATATTTATAATATTATTATATAATAATTATATTGTATAATAATATTAGTAAATAAATAAGACAGTTACGTTCATTTGAATAGATCCTTTCTGCTTAATCCCTCGAGGTGCTATGCCTCGGGGGATTATTTTTTTTTGACACTTTTAAAAGATGATACAGGATGAAAGAGGAAACACCAAAACAGCGGAAAAGTGCTATAATATAAGCATACAAAAAAACAAAGGAGCGGTGCGGAATGTATCCGTATAATTATCCATATAATAATGATTTTTTGACGCCGTATAATAATCCATATAATAATATAAATCAGCAGGCGGTACAGAGTACGGGCGGAAATGCCCCAGGCGTCGAGGTCGCCTATGTGCCCACAATAAATCACGTTGAGCAGGTACAGTTACAGCCCGGGCAACGTAAAATAATCATGATACAAAATGAGTACACGATGGCAACACGAGTAGCCGACAGCATGGGGTTAGTTAACACAGAGTATTACAGGTTAGTGAAATTCAACCCCGCCGAAAATAATAATACAATAACAGCGAACACGGCGAATTTTGTGACCCAGGAGCAGTTAGAAACACGGCTTAACGCCGTCATGCAGGATATTTTAAGCAGTATCACGGGCGGAAAGAATGAGGAAAAGGGGGCTGAAACAATATGAATCCTGTATTGCAAAGCTTGGGAATGGGAAATGATAACAATATTTTAAGCACGATCAACAGCGTGAAACAGCTGATGGGCGGAAAGAATCCTGCCGCATTTGCTCAAATCTTAGCCCAAAGAAACCCGCAATTCGCAAAATTTTTAACAGAGAACAAGGGGAAAACGCCCGAACAAATAGCGAAAGAAAATGGGTTAAATTGGGCGGATATACAGGGGTTTATGAAGTAAACGGGGAAACCGTTTATATATAAATAAAAGGATTATGAAAAGGAGTGTTAAACTATGGAGAATATGTCACTTTCTGACATTGCGGCTGTTACAAGGGATAATGACGGCTACGGCGACGGAATGGGCGCATGGTGGATGATCATTTTATTTGCCATGATATTCGGCTGGGGTGGCGCAGGATTCGGCGGCAATGGCAATGGCGCTCTCACAGAGGCAGCGATGTGTAATGCAAATAACTTTACACAGCTCGAAAACTCGGTGGGCAGGATCAGCGATCAGATCTCAAGCCAGAATATGATGTTGTCTAACGGGCTCTGCAATTTGGGCTATACCAATTTGGAGCAGTTCGGACAGGTACAGCGTGATATGTGCACGGGATTTGCAAACGGGGTAGCCGCGACAAACGCCGTCGGGGCGAGAATGCAGGAATGTTGCTGCGAAACAAACCGCAATATCGATGCGGTAAGATATGAAAACGCAAGCAACACAGCGGCGATCAACGCTAACACAACAGCTCAGACTCAGAAAATTTTGGACGCTATTTGTGGCAACAGAATGGCGGATATGCAGGCACAGATCAACCAGCTTCAGCTTCAGAGCGCTCTTTCAGGGGTCGTGCGTTACCCCTCGGCGACTACTTACGGGGCGGGGATCAATCCGTTCTTTAACAGCGCCTGCGGCGGTTGCTGCTGATTTTCTCCCCGTATAAAATCGGGTGATTTCTTACGGGGGTGTCTTGATTTGTCACCCCCGTTTTTATTTTATCAAAAAAAGGAGAGTTAAAGAAAATGGCTTGTAAATTATGTAAAAACTTGATAATAAGTAATTCCGTGACTTACAATGGTACAAGTCTTGTTATAAACTTGCCGGCAGGGTGCTATAATAATAACGGTTTTTATTGTCTCGTCGTCGCTCAGTCGATACCCGCAACAGTGACGATCAACGCCCCCGTAGTCATTACGATCGGATCGGGCGCTGTACAGTATCCATTAGTTTCCAGCACACGCGATCCCGTGACGGCGTGTAGCATTGGATCCCGAACAAAGTACAAAACGCAGGTGAGAACAACACCGTCTGGCGGCGTGTTTAGGCTTATCAACAAGGCGGGGTGCGTGAATCGTGACTTAGCAAGCATTAACGGAACCACACCTGTGACAAAATCAGCAGAAACAACAGATGCGGGAGCGGCAAATGAATAACAATAATCAGCTTACAGCGATCGATCTTGTCTCTTTGATTTCGCTTGTTTTGGCGTATCAAAATTTAATTGAGAACAGAGAGCAATCGGCACATAATGATGTCTCCGCCGCAAACGACAAACAGGCGGCGTATTTGCTCAAAGAAATTTATGACAAATTTGACGAACAGAACGAAATTTTAAGAGAGATTTTGAAGAGGGTGGAAAAAAGTGAAGATGTTGCAGAAAATAACAGATGATATGCTTGAGGAATTACACGACGGTAAGCACCGAATAAAAGAGGCTTTAAATTATAAATCCGAATACCCGGACATAGCCCGGAGAGAATACGAGATAGCGGCGCAGGAGCTCACTCACGCCGAAAAAGACCATACAAGCGCCCTTGAGTTGATAACCGAATACAGAAAAGAAAAGGGTGAGCCGCCCGAGTATATGTTAACTTTTTGGCACGAACGGCACGATCATTACATGGAAAAATATGCAAAGCTGAAATATTTGATCGACATGTTCACGAAATCTTGAAAATTTGTGCAAAATGTACAAACACCTGAAAAGCCCCGAAACGGTTTTGAAGCCGTCTCGGGGTTTGTGCATTTTATACAAATTTTCAATAAATTCCGTTGTCTTCATCAATTTCGGCTGTAAGGGTTTCCGTTTTGATATCCTGCCATTTTATAGTACGTTTCAGCCCGCCTTTTGTCCACAATTTTCCTTTTTTGCCGTCACTAAAATGCTCGGGGGCTAAATATCCCTCATTGCCTCTGTTGCCGATCAATCTGACATATTTTGACATATAAGAGTGATTTGAATATCCAAACTGTAATAATGCAGGATGTACTGTTTCGACGTCTTTCACGCTCGATCTTGCATATTTTGTTATATACTCAACATTATTATTATTATTGATTCCATACTGCTCCAAATCGTCTCTAAATATTTTTGCCGAAACAACTGCCCTGCCCGTGACGCCGTTTTCATCACACCAACGGATATAGAGATCATAGAGCAATTCAGAGGGGATAAAATTCATTTTAAGCCCCGGCACGATTTCGTCGAGTGCTTGCATTGTGCTCATTCCACTTGCTAACATTTCTCTTTTAAACGGCTCAAGAGTTTTAAGGGCTTCCGCTTCATATGCTGTCAAAGCATCCATTTCAACTGTTACTGTGTACGCAATCCACTCTGCAACTTCTTCTCTGTTTATATAGTCGTCTTTTATATAGGGGCGATCATCGGAAAAAGAATTTACAAACGGAATATTGACTGAGTGAGTGAACATAGAGTCTGTTTTTTCGGAGAACATTGGGGGCTTGTTACACTGCTGTACGAGGGCGCCGTCAAATCTAAAATTAAAGGGTTCCTGGCGGATCTGTCTGAATGTGTACTCTTGCGCTCTTGCAAGCATTTTAACCATAGCACAATTTTCAATATACGAGGTTGCGGCATTTGACTCTTCCCCTACTATGGCATAGGCAGTGGTAATTGATTGAGCGAGAATATAGTCTTTTTCGAGATTTTCGATCGGGCAATTGATCACGGTGTCACCTGATGTTCGCAAATCCTCGTCCCCAGGCTCGTTAGGCTTCTTGATCAATCTCTGGATCAGCTCCCAGAGGGTACTTTTGCCATTATGACCCTTGCCGCCCGCGTCGATCCAAAAGTGGTATAAATGCGGTGATCCATTCATACGGCGGATCGTAAAGTGGGTAAGCTGCCATATAATACGGTTGCAAGCCTTGCCAATTTCTGATGACATGTCAAATGGATTTTCAAAGCAGTCTGACGGTTTCCATGTAGTACCATCGGGGTTTGTGATTTTAGGCTCTGTAATACTACCGTCGGGATTAGGCTTTAAGATAGCGCCTGCGCCCAGGGGGTGATATACGGGCAATTTTGCAAGTGATACTATCGATCCGTATTTGGTGTTGTACTCGGGTGCGTCGTATGCCGTCAGGGTTTTTGTGTCGAAATCGTAAACACCATTACGGAAAAAAACAAGTCTGTTATTCGCATGGATATCAGCAGCAGGGGCATTGCAAGACAAAAAACGGAAAAAAGAGAGCTCGTCGTGTCTTGTTGCATCGGGTAATAAGTTTGAAAAAGCCCTTGCTACAGAGTTATCATAGTTGCCATCTGTAATGATTTCATAAGTGCCCGCCCAGGCGTAATTAAAGCCCGTGGCGGCGTTGCTGTAATACCGCTTGCAAACGAGGCGGTAGCCGCTCGATCCTAAGTTGAGGCGCTTCACGTCGCCCGTCGCCAGGATAATCTTGCCAACTACATAGCCGGGGAGCGATCTCAAGAGCTGGTACTTATCGCCGCGGGGGCGGAGCTGATTAGCAAGGGAAATCTGCTCATTGATTGAGGTGATGATCTCGGCTCTGATTGTGCTTGCCTTGCCGCCCTCGTTGCTAATAAGATCGGTTAATTTGATCTCGTTATTGCTGATGTATTCGGCAACGCAGGCTTCGATGTAACCGTCGCGATCATCGATGATGGGGGAATTATTGGTATTTGCTGACATTTGGATCAATCCTTTCTTCTTATTGTAATTATATTATATCATATATATTTTTATTTGTCAAGAGGTTTTTATAAAAAAATATATATATTTTTGGTCACGGCGTTCAGGTCATGCCCCTCTGCCGTGTTAATAAAAACGGGGCGGCGGCTTCTTCAGCTTGCGGCGGCTACTGCCGCCGCTCACCGCCCCAGGGGCGCTTTTGCTTAATCTGTTATGGGTCTGTCTGTTTCGGTTTTTGAGATGATGAAGAATGCCTCGCCTGTGTGGTTGCCCTCTTCATCGGTGATCCAATACAAGCCCTCACAATCGGCGTCTTTCTCGTATATCTTGCCGTTGTCTGTAAGATAGTCATCAAAAGTATAGCAGTCATCGACAACAATTTCAGTTGTCTCGTCGCCGAAGTTGTTGTTAGGCTTGCTGTCGTCGTAGTTCTCGGTCCACTTGTAGCTGATTTCAATATTTTTCATAATAGATCCATCCTTTCGGTTGTTTCGGCTTTCGCCGCTCTTTGTTTTTCTTTATGTTTATATTATAGCATGCTTTTTCAGGTTTGTCAAGAGTTTTTTGAAAAAAAATATAAATTTTTTTCGAGTCGATTTTATAAGCCCCGTTTGTTTGTGATTATAATTATAATCTTATTTTTAAATTTTGTCAATAGTTAAAATTACTAAAAATCGTTATCGGCGTTTATAAAATTTGATATATTACCCGTTTTTGAATCAAATTTTTGACCATATTCAGCGAAAAATTGGAACGGCGTGGGGGTGTAAATATCGGGATAAAATGATTTGACGGCGGCGATCATATCATCAAAAGATATCGGGGATTTTGCTAAATTATCGGGATTTTTTAAAATCTGGTAAAGTGATTTTAATGTATAGGGGCGATATATAGCGGCGCCCACTCCCCGCTTGCGATACGTGTATATTTGCGGTGTGTTATCATGTATCTCGATTGCAAAAATCAGCCCGGGGGCTATATAATTTTGCGGCGTGCCGTCTGCTACCCCTATATAGCCATTGTGTAATTTGCGCCACGAGGGGGCGGAATCAGAGGGGGCAAGGTTGAAACAATACACCCTGCGGCTTGCGCAGTGTTGTCTTGCGGTCATGTGCTCACATCCTTTCTTTATTATATTATACTATATTATATATAAAATGTCAAGAGGTTTTTCAAAAAAAATTTATTACAGAAGAAAAGCGGGCGAAAAGGTTATAAAGGTTATTTTGTTAGTCAAAAAACGTAACCCACTTGAAGCCTTGACTATCAGGCATTCATTACACTTGGGTTATAGGGTTATAAAAGTTATAATAATAAAACCATATAATATTAAGCAGTCGATAATATATTATCTACTGTAATATATATATAGCTTATGGCGATTTTTTTTGTAACCTGATTTTTTAGCATAAAAAATAGCCACAAACCCTTGACTATCAAGGGGTTTTAATGGTTATAACTTTTTTTAACCCTGTAACCCTTTTAATTCCCACCGTTATATAAATTGCACAAATCCATAACAACTTTTTGTGCATTTTATACAAAAACCAAAAGTTAGCCCTCCGCCGCCTTTTTGACGTGTAACCAATAAATTTTTTTTAAAAAACCCTTGACAAATGAATTTACATGTGTTATAATATATATAACAGATAAAAGCAAACAAAGCCCCGTTTGCTTAATATGTCATAAATTTGGACAAATTTCACTAAAAAAGAGAGAGGGTGCCGCCTAATGGCGAAAAATAAGACCCCTATATTATCAGGAATCAAGCACGAGATCGATACGAACGGCGAGCCGCTTGAAATTTTAGCACTTGCAGATTTACATATAGGCGACAAAAATTGCAATATGGATTTAATAAATAATTTGATAAACGGCGTAAAAAACACCCCTAATCGCTATGCTGTATTGATAGGCGACCTGATGAATACCGCTATAGCAGGCAGCAAATCCGATGTTTACAATGAAATTTTAACGCCGCAGGAGCAACTCGAAAAATGTGTTGACCTGCTCAAGCCTATAAAAAATAAAATACTTGCAATCGTACCAGGCAATCACGAAGAGCGCATAACACGCCAGATAGGCTTTGACGTACCCCTCGAACTTGCTCACCGACTCGACCTGGAAAGCATGTACAACCCCACAAGCGCTCTTGTGTTCGTAAAATTTGGTCACGGCAAGGCAACTGCCGCCCCACTGACCTATGTATTATATTTAAATCACGGACACGGCGGCGGCAGGCGCCCCGGGGGGAAACTTAACAGCTTACAGGACTATGCATTGATTGTAGATGCTGATTGCTATATCGTAGGGCATACACATTTGCCCGCAAGTTTTAAAGCCTCGACTTATCGCACGGTACCGCAGCGGGCGCAGGCAACGTTAAGAGAACAGTTGTTTGTCAACACAGCATCGGCGCTGAATTACGGTGGATACGGCAAACGGGGCGGATATCAGCCCACAAGCAACAGCTACCCTATAATTACTCTGGATCCATCGATCCATCACATGACTGTAACACTTTAAAAAGGAGATTTGTAAAAAATGCCGAAAAGTGACAATTATGAAGATTTTGTTGAAAAATTTAAGCCGAAGATGACCACGGACGACTGCTACACGCCTCAGAATGTTTATGACTCTATAGCAGAGTGGGTGGCTGCTGAATATGATCTTGACTCGTCAACATTCGTCCGCCCGTTTTACCCAGGCGGCGATTATGAAAAATTTGACTATACAAATAAAATTGTTGTCGATAATCCGCCATTTTCGATCCTTTCAAAAATATTAAAATTTTATGACGAAAACAACATAAAAGCATTTTTATTTGCACCGTCGCTCACGATCATATCATCGGCGGCAATCAAGCACAAATACACCTGTATTATTACAGATAGCAATATCACGTACGCGAATGGGGCGAATGTGAAAACTGGATTTATTACAAATCTTGACAAGCCCGAAATTGTGATCCGATCCGCTCCCTCATTATACAGGGCAATCAAGGCGGCTGACGACATCAACCGTAATAAAATAAAAATACATACGCCAAAATACGAGTACCCTGACTATGTACTCACATCAGCCAGGATGAATAAATTCTCGAGATTGGGCGTAAATGTGGAAATAAAGCGAAATGAAACCGCATTTATACGGCAACTCGACGATCAGAGGCCGCACAAAAAGCAGCTTTTTGGCTCAGGCTTGCTGCTTTCGGAAAATAATAAAAATCTGCTTAAAAAGGCTGAAGACGAAGCAAAAATAAACGCCGAAAAAGCAGCGTCCGCAGACTATTCAACAGGCAAATATGTCTGGAAAATATCGGAGCGGGAAAAGAAAATAATTGATAAATTGAGCGAAAAAAAGGAGTGATATTATGGCAAGGAAAAAAATAATTATCAGCGAGCCTGAATTTAAGAAATTATGTGCTATGCAGTGTACAGAGTTGGAAATAGCTGGATTCTTTGAATGCTCTGACGAAACGCTTAACACATGGTGCAAAACTACTTATGGCAAAACTTTCAAAGAAATTTTTGCTATTTTCCGTGAGGGCGGAAAAGCCTCTTTGAGGCGGACCCAGTGGAAATTGGCGGAAACAAACGCCGCTATGTCAATTTTTCTCGGCAAACAGTACTTAGATCAGACTGATGATCCTAAAAAATACGCAAAGAACGACACGATCGAGGACAAAGTGGGACGCTATCTTGACCTGCTCACCGATAATTTAGCAAGTTCGGCGGATGACAACCCGGGCGGCGATGACGATGACGAATAATAATATTGATGTATTATATTCGCAATTGCAACAAGAAGTATTAAAATTTGCAATAAATAATGACTTTTTTATGCTGATAAATCACGGAGCGAAAAGAAGCGGCAAGACAATTATTGACAACGATCTTTTTTTGCTTGAGCTAAAACGAGTGAGAAAAGAGGCAGACAAGCAGGGTGTCAAAGATCCACAATATATTTTAGCGGGAGCGGATTTATCATCAATTCAGCGTAATGTGCTTAATGAGCTTACGAACAAATATAATATACAGTTTAAGTTTGATAAATACAACCGTTTCAATATTTTCGGCGTGCTCGTATGCTGCTTTGGTCATAGCAAAATAAACGACCTCGGGCGCATTCGAGGTATGACAGCCTGGGGTGCTTATATAAATGAAGCTACAGTGGCGAATGAACAAGTTTTCGACGAGATAAAATCACGTTGTTCCGCTCCCGGGGCTCGTCTTATCATGGATACAAACCCCGATCGCCCTGGGCATTGGTTAAAACAGGATTATATCGACAAGGCGGACGGTAGGACGATCGCCGAGTATCATTGGCGGCTGACAGATAACACATTTTTAACACAAAGATATATTGACAGTATCAAAGCCTCTACCCCGTCAGGGGTATTCTATGACCGTGACATAAACGGGGCGTGGGTATCAGCGGACGGTGTTGTGTACCCTGACTTTGACAGGAATATCCATTATATAACAACAGATGACGTGCCCGAAATTGTCAAATTTTGGGCGGGTATGGATTTTGGATGGGAACACCACGGGGCGATCGCACTTTTTGGACGCTCTGAAAATGGCACAAACTACCTTTTAAAAGAATGGAGCGCTCAACATCGTGATATAAATGACTGGATCAAAATTATACAAAAGATACAGTCAAAAATTGGTGAATTTACCATATATTGCGATAGCGCCCGCCCCGATTTGATCAACGATATGCAGTGCGCCGATTTGAACGCCGTAAATGCTCACAAAGATGTGATCGCAGGGATAGGCACGGTGGCGACGCTGCTTAAAAATAGGAACTTATTTGTAGTGCGGGAAAATGTGAGCCGTTTTGACGAGGAAATTGACACCTATTGTTGGAAATCAGGCGCAGACGAACCCGTAAAGCAAAATGATGACGTAATGGACGCTGTAAGATACGGCATCTACAGCGAAAAAGTTGAAAACGAAACTGAAGCTAAAATAAACAACGCACCCTATTTGATCGGAGGTTGGTAAAATATGATCAATGTTGACAAGAAAAACCCTATTTTGAGGATATCAGACGGCAAGGACCCCATCGCAGACCCCACGATACTTTTGAAATACATAAACGAGCATGACAGGATCGTAGCGAACAAATATAACGCATTGTGGGACGCATACTCGTGTCATGCTGAAATTTTAGACCGTAACAAGATCCGCCCTAAATCATTGAATAAACCTGACTACCGTATAGCGGTGAACTATCCCCGTTATATTGTGGATACTTATAATGGATTTGCAAGGGGAATCCCCGTAAAAATTACAGCAGATAATCCTGAAGTAAATGATTATATAAATTTTGTAGCTGATATGAATGAATTAGACGATGTAAACGCCGAAATCCACAAGAATAAGTGTATTTTTGGCGAATCCTATCAGATCGTATATGTGGACGAAGACGGAGAAATAGGTACCGTGCCCGCCAGCCCGCTTGAGGCATTTCCGATCTACTCTAACAGCATACGCCCTAAAGTCAAATATTTTGTGCGGACGTATTTCGACGAAGACGGCAACAGACACGGCACAATTTCCGACGATACATTTATTTATTATTTCGATATTTCCGGCGGCGTACAGTTTACGGATCAGCGTTTCCACGGTTTTCCCGATGTACCCGTGGTTGTTTACACGATGAATAGCGCCCGTATTGGTCTTATCGAGATTGTATTACCGATGTGTAACGCCTATGATAAGGCGATAAGTGAAAAAATGAATGATGTCGACTCTTTCGCTGACGCGATTTTGAAAGTGCTCGGGGTGACATTGTCCGAAGACGACCTTACAAATTTGAGAGAAAGGCGGATCATCAATGTTACAGGCAAGAACGGGTCTGACGCCGTTGTTGACTTTTTGAGCCGCCCGTCGGGTGACGATACCCAGGAGCACTTGCTCGAACGCCTTGAAAAGCTTATTTTTACAGTCTCGATGGTTTGCAATGTTTCAGACAATAATTTTGCGACGAGTTCCGGAATCGCTCTTAAAATGAAATTACAGCCCATGAGTAATTTAGCGAGCGGCGATTGGCGTATTGATCAGGCAGCTATGAAAAAATTTTGGCGGTTAGTGTTCGGAAATCCCGTGAACACTATAAGCCCTGACGCATGGCAGGACCTCAAACTCACAAACTCACTCAACTACCCTGATGACGCAAGCGACTCTGCGGACATTGCAACAAAACTCAGCGGCATAGTATCGCATAAAACGCAGCTTGCAATATTGCCTGCAAGCATTGTGCCTGATATTGACGCTGAATTGCTTCAGATCGAGAACGAGAACGAGATCGAAAATGAGAGCGAAGACAGCAACGCCCCCGAAGATGAAACAGAAACTGAAGCAGAAACAGAAGAAACAGCGGAATAAATTACAGTGTAACAGTTACGGGGGCGAAATTCTTCAAGCCCCCGAAATTGTTCCACGTAGAACAATTTTGAATAATTTGAGATAGAAAGGAGATACAAATTTGAGAGAATCAGTAGTTGAAAAATATTTTAGACAGCGCGGCGAAGAGCACGGCTATTTGTGTTTTAAATTTATATCACCGTCAAATAATGGCGTACCCGATCGCCTTGTCATTGGTCACGGTCTGACTTTTTTTGTTGAACTGAAAGCCCCCGGGAAGAAACCCCGTGTGTTGCAAGAAAAAGTTTTTGAACGCATGCGACAGCACGGCGCCACGGTGTATGTCATAGACACCAAAGAGCAGGTGGATCAATTATTTGAAGAAATTTTAAAAAACCCCTTGACAAATAAAAATTAATGTGTTATAATAAGGATATAGGGGGAATATTATGACCACTATAACAAAAACAGAGAACAGCATAACTTGCAACGGGCATGCGGGGGACCGCATTTGTTGCGCTATGCTTACGGCGCTAACCGTTTCTTTGATTAGCAATATATGCCAAAGACTCAAGGAAACAGCAGTTTACGAATTGTCTGACGGATATTTTAAGATAGACTTTCGAAACATTTCGGAAACATCTAAGATATTGATCGAGTCATATTGGTATAGTCTTAATGGTTTAGCGGCGTCTTACCCCGAAAACTTTGAGATAGTAAACCCCGGAGAACAGGGTTGAAATATATGTCTAAGCGTTACAGACTTTAAACTTACACGGTAAAAAGTGGGAGCATTAACCACTCAAAACAAAATATGGAAAAGGAGAACAAATAACATGAATACTATTACTTACGGGCATTTGTACTTTGATGAAGCCACAACCGAAACTGAAGCAAACACTGATACAGAACAGAGCAAGAGCGGCGAAAGCAAGCCTGCCGAAGCTGAAAAAGAGAAGAAATATACTGACGAGGACATCGACCGTATCATTGAGAAGAAGCTGGCAAAGTGGAATAAGCAGAAGACCGCCGAAATCGATGAAGCAAAGCGGCTCGCAAACATGACAGCACAGGAAAGGGCAGAGCACGAGCGGGACGCACTCAAGGCGGAACTTGATCAGCTTAAACACGCAAACACGGTCGCTGAATTGGAAAAAACCGCCAGGGGTATTTTGCAGGCAGACGGTGTAACAGTACCCGATACAATAGTATCTGCGTTAGTTGGGGAAAATGCCGAAAGCACCTCCGAAAATGTGAAAGCATTTTCAAAGGCATTCAAACACGCCGTACAGGCAGAGGTAAAGGCGCAGTTGGCAAATAACACGCCGAAAACAGGAGCAGGCGGAGCGGGTATTACGAAAGAGGACATTGCAAAGGAAATAAACCCGTTTAAGCGCCAGCAGTTGATTCGCGAAAACATGTCATTATATGGCAAAAAATAATAAGAACAGGAGAGAAAAAACATGAGTATTTTTGATTATAAGAAGTTGTATTTTGACGCAGAGGAAAATACTGTTACATCGACAGACATTGAGCCTGCGATCTCGATCGACCATGTCAACAGGATCACAACTAATATTCAGACTTTGAGCAGGGCGCTTGGTATTACCAATATGATCCCTCTTGCCGCAGGATCCGTTGTAAAGCGTTACAAGACTACAGTCACAAAGGGTGGCAAGCAGGCGACAGAGGGTGACGTAGTACCCCTCACAAAGGTGGAGCGCAAGGCACTTGACCCCCTCACAATCGAACTTTTGCCCTATCGCAAGCTCACAACAGCACAGGCGATCCAGAAATCGGGGCAGGCTATCGCACTCAACGAAACTGACGGAGAGCTCGTAAAAGAGGTCCAGAAAGACGTGAGAAACAGTTTCTTTGACCTTGTAACAGGATCGGGAGCTACAGCAGCAGCTGGAGGCACAAATCTTCAGGAAGCCATAGCACAGGCATGGGGCACCCTTGCGACTTATTTCGAGGACAAGGACGCAACCCCCGTATTTTTCGTAAATCCCCTTGACGTTGCAAGTTACCTTGGCACCGCTACAATCAGCGTTCAGACCGCATTCGGTTTCGATTATATCGAAAAGTTTTTGGGTCTCGGCACCGCATTTATTTCCCCCAGAGTAACTAAGGGCACCGTGTACGCAACGGCGCAGGAAAACCTCAACGGCGTGTACGCACCGCAGGGTGGCGATGTTGCTAACGCTTTCAGCCTGACCTATGACGAGAGCGGCATGATTGGAATGACTCACAGCAGAGCCGACGATCGCTTCTCGATTCAGACCCTTGTAACCGCAGGCGTGCTCTTTTATACGGAAGACGCCGCAGGCGTGATCAAGTCGACTATTAACGCAGGTTAAAGCAATAACGGGGCGGGCAAGCCTTAGCCCCCGCCCTGTTTTTGTTGTGTGATAAATGATGAAAGGAGCGGAAGACCGTGACAGCAGTTGCAATTATGATGAAACGAACGGGCGTTCCCGAAGATGAAGCTATATATTATATTAATTTGGCTGAGTTGCGGATCCGCTCTTTTCTCCATCTTCACAAATCAGCGGAGCTTGATTTGTATTTATTACAGACGGCAGATGTAGCGACCTTGCTTTATCAGCTCGACACGGCGACCAAAAACAGCGCTGAAACTCTTGGCTTGACGTCTTTGAGCGTATCAGAGGGTGGCGTGAGCCGTTCAGAATCGGGCTTATCAGGATCAGATATCCGGGAAACGTATGAAACAGAGATCTATAATATCTTGGCAAGCCTCGAAACAAATGGACGGGCGGTGCGATTTTTATGAAATTGACTGAAAACGATTTCAAGGATTTCAAAACGACTTTTGAGGTATTTGGCACGCACACGGAAAAAGACAAATATCTAAATGAAAGAACTGTCAAGGACGAATCCCCGAAATTTGAAATATTTACCATGTGGCACCCCCTGACAGATGAAGCATCAATCGCCGAATATGGTGTAAATATAAACAAAATGTATTATTGTATTTTATATAATGATCCTGGGATCGATTATAACGACGTAATAATAATAAGAGGCGCAGAATATGAAGTTGTAGGCATAAAATATTACAACACGCATACCCGTGTAGAAATCAGCCGAAAGAAAGCGTGAGTGCCGTATGAATATTTTTGACGAACTCAAACAGAGCGTGAAGAATAATATCGCCGAAGCCGTAAAGCAGGCGGGAGAAGACGCCTGCGAAAATATGAGAGATAAGCTGACAGCAGATGGGCATACGGGCACAGGGCAGTTGCTGAAAAATATAAAGCATGAAGAGGGAGAAGATGGTAGCGTAATTTATACAAATATTGTCATTCCCGATTATGGCAAATATATTGACGGCGGCACGGGAGCGGCGCACGGTGTCGAGGGCGGTCGCGTTGGATCCTGGCGATATCAGGATCGAAACGGCGACTGGCATACCACGGACGGCATGGACGCCGATCCATTTATTGACACATCGGTGCAGGCGGCGGTGACGGATTTAAACACCGTAATAAATACACAAATAAAACAAGCATTATCAAAAATGAGCAAGGGGTGATGACTATATATGATTGATTTAAGATCAATTGTCGGGCGTAATTTACAGTTGATAACAGAAAATGTCAAAATGAGCAAGCCCGATGGAGATATCACCCTACCCCTGATCTGTTACAGTGAAACAAACATAACGGCGCTAAACATAGCTTATGATCAATATAAATACAGGGTTGCAGCCTATGCGAGCACATTCGAAGACCTTGTCAACATCGTAAGTCAAATTGACGAGACAATGTGCGGCGATCTCGGAATGGCAAAAGCAGGAAAAACAGCAGACGGCGACGCCCGTATTGGTACAGACTTATATTTGTGTCGTTTAGATTACACATGTAACGTAAATAAAATATATGACTACATTGTAAGAAATTCACAAAAGTGAGGAGGATTTTTTATGATTAATTACAGACATTTATATTTTGATGATCTTGATATCACAAAGCCACAGACCACGGTAGGTATTAAGATCACCGTAGGATCCGCAGAAATCAAGTGGGCGAATACTACAGGCGACCTTGGCGGCGAACCTGAAACCCTTGACTGTACACCTCTTTCGGCGTCTGTTCAGCTCAACAAAACAGGCATTCAGAGCCTCGACAACTGGACTGTAGATTATTATTTCAACGACGATGACTTTCAGACCCTCGAGGATCAGAAAAAGGCAGCAGAGCAGGTCGAGATCACGGTCTCTTTGCCTAACGGTGCAAAATTCACAAATAAGGGCAAGTGCACCGCAAACTATGCTACGGGCGTAGCAGTAAATGGCATGCTTACAGGTCACGCTGTGTTCGAACTTTCAAGCCCCGATGGCTGGACTTACACAAAGTCAACAACTAATTCTGCGGGCGGCTGATAACGCTCTGACAGTGTAACAAAAACGGCGGTTAATTTTGTAAATATAACCGCCGTTTTTTCTTTTGATGATTTGCCCCAATAGGGGTCTCCTATCCCATTCTATACTTATATTATACCATAGTCAAGTTAATTTGTCAAGTATTTTATAAAAATTTTATTTGTGCAAACTATACAAAAAAATATATTGTAAAACTATTGACAAGCCATAATAATTGTGATATAATATAATACAGAGGGGGATCTATATTTATTACACCCCTAAAACTATTAATAAAAGGAGATATATAAATTATGTTTATTAATCATTATGACGTCACTACTCACGATTCAGACGGCGCCGAAACAATTTCGGAACTCAGGCTCACTATCGGCTCACAGCTCAAACTCAAAAAGAAATACAAAGAGGATGCGATCTCAATTCTCATGGGCTCGGGCGCGGATGACGAAACACTCATTGACGTACTGACAGAGGCGCTCAACTGGAGCGGAAACCACAACACAATTAAGACGGGCGTTGACCTGCTCGACGCAATGGCAGCTGATGGCTTGCTCGGAATTTTTGCAAGGCAGAGGCTCGTCACGGAGATCGCCCTGGCGTCGGGAATTTTTGGAGAAAGTGAGTATAGTGCAACACTTAAAAAGATTGACGCCGCAGAGGATAAGATGATCAACGGGTCGTCCGCTCCCGATCCTGTAACAGATACGGGAGCAGAAAACACAAAAAACTGACTGACGCCCCGGGAATATCTACAGCAGAGGAGTTGATCCATCGGGGTATGGTTACAGGATTGCCATACCCCGAAATTTTAGATCTGACCTGGGGCGAAATAATCGAGTTTGTAAAATGCAAAGAAGAGGCACGGAAAACAGAGCTAAGAGAACAGGCTAACATGGATTTTACCCATGCTATGTTAGTTTGCAAAATGTTGTCGGCAAAGAAAGGCAAAAAATTTAAAGTTGCGGAAGAATACCCATTTTTATGGAGCGAATCGGAACGCGAAGAAATAGCGATTGCTAACTTTGAGAAACAGATGCTGGCGCATTGCAAAAAGGAATAATAAAGGGGTGATAATATGGCAGATAATACAAATAATACAACTATCCGCATATCAGCTGACACATCAGGCGTAGATACAGCGTTGACGAGATCCGCCGAAAATATGGAAAATCTGAAAGCGACAGCAAAAGAAGTAGGAAGAATTATTTCCAATGAATGGAAAACTATGCAGACAGCCTTAAACGCTGATATAAAGGCAATCGACGAATTCCGGGACGAAATTTCTCACATAGGTGACAGTGTAAACGATTTCAATATGAACGCTATCCAGAAAGAGATCGAGAAAACGACAAAAAAACTTGACTCTTTGCTTGCCCGTAAAAGCAAAATGCAGGCTCTCGGGGCTGATGAAAGTTCAAAATCTTTCCAAAGTTTGCAATATGACATAGAGGCGACCAAAAATAGTTTGACCGCCTTGACTGATAGTGTAGCAGGAGCAACCCTGCCCACTGAAGACTATGAAAAACTAAAAGACACGATCGCCTCGACGGAATCAACGATCGAATCGCTAAAGCAGGCGCAGGCGACCTTGACAGCAGGCGGGGCGACGCAGGCAGACGCTGAATGGCAGGAATTGGCGGAATATGTTGCGAAATATCAAGACAGGCTGAGCGGGCTGAAACAATCTTTACAGTCTGTAAGCATACCCACGGCGCCCTATCTTGATTTACAGACCAAAATACAAGCCGCCGAGGCAGCATTAGATAAACTGTATACAAAGCAGGACGAGATGACGGCGATCGGAGTCAACGAAAACTCCGCAGCTTGGCAGCGTTTGCAATATCAGATAGCAAACGCCGAAGCAGAAGTAGAGCGATATGAAGCAAAGCTGCAGGAAATGGAAGCAAGCGGATCAGCCTTTACAACTACAGTTGATACATCGGCGTATGAATCGGCGATCTCATCATTAAATGATTATCAGGAGGCGCTTAGTGAAACAGAGGCAACCGCCACGGGCTTTTTTAGCCGTGTATTATCATCAGCAAATAGTACTGCGGGGGCTATAATATCCATAGTCGGATCAGGTATTACAAAGGCATTTAATACAGCAAAAAAAGGTGTATCGGCATTTATTGGCAAATTGTCAAGTTTGTCAAAGCAGTCGTCGGGCGTGGATAAATTTGCAAAAAAGATCACTAAGTCGCTCACATCAATGGTCACTGTCATCACCTCACGCCTTAAGAGGTTAGCCGCTACAGCAGTTTTTGAGGATATGCAGGCAAATTTTGGCAAATTAGCTGAGATTTCACCCCGTTTTAACACCGCCGTATCGGAAATGATTGATAGCGCAAAGGCACTCGGGGCGCAGCTTTTAGCAGCGATCGAGCCTATAGTTTCAGCGCTCGGTCCCGTCATTTCAGCGATTACAGATAAGCTTACAGAGGCGGCAGGCGCCGTGGCGCAGTTTGTCGCTAAAGCCTCGGGAAATGATACATACGTAAAGGCAACAAAGGGACAGAGCGACTATGCCGCAAGTCTCGACAAAACGACATCAAGCACAAACAAGGCGAACGAGGCTGCAAAAGAGTATAAAAATACCGTTTTGGGCTTTGATCAGCTCAATAAACTTGATGCGCAAGACGAAACAACAAGCACGATCGGGATCGACGAGGCGAGCCTTGCTAACGCCGAAACAGAGGCGACGGCGCTTAATGCTATAGCCGATGAGATCCGGGCAGCATACGAAAAAGGCAACTTTGTCGGAGTTGGTAAGGGTGTCGCAAAGGGTCTGGCTTATATTACAAAATCACTTGCAGACACCGTGGGCTGGAATAAAAATAAAGACAAAATAAAAGGCGTATTAACAAATGTAGCAGACACGATCAACGGATTCAGTGAGGGGTTGATCGAAAGCGGGGCGCAAATTGGCGAAAACGTCGCAGACATTGCAAATGCTGTAATCAACGGCGCCGATGTGCTGCTGACACGTATTGACGGGCTCAAGCTCGGCGAGGGTATAGGATCAATCCTCGATTCAGCCATCAATAATATAGAGTGGGAAACTCTGGGAGCGGATATTATAAATGGTCTTGAATTGGCAGTTGACTTTGTCACGGGCATTTTAAACACGGGCATTTTAGGCGATTTAGGTGTAGCAATATCGGACACGATCCACGGTATGATACAGGCAATCGATCCGGAAAAATGGGCAGACGCTCTTGACGCTATAGTAAATGGCATTTTTGACTTTTTCGCAAATATTTCCATATCTCACACTGACGCCGCAGAATTAGGCAATAAAATAGTTGATTTTATAAGGGAGTCGCTCGATGGCTTAGACTGGGGCACAATCCAAAACGGAATAGGTACAATCATCACGGATCTTGTCAATATACTCTCCGGGCTTTTACAGTCGTTAGTTGAGGCAATATTTGACGTTCAAACTTGGGTGTCGCTCGGTAAAACAATCTTTAATGCCGTAATGACGGTATTTGTTACAGTAGTAAATGGGATTATAGACTTATTTAACGGCGTAATAAACATTATAAACGGCATAGGATCCATAGAAGAGCCTGACTGGGGCGGAGCCTTTGGAATGAACGGCGAAACGCTCACATTTGTCGAAATCCCTCTTGTTCCTCATATCGTCGCCCCGCAATTAGCAGGCGGCGGCGTGATAAACGGCGGCGACGGGCAGCTGTTCATCGCGAATGAAGACGGACCTGAACTCGTGGGTGCTGACGGAAACGGCAACAGTGTAGTCATCAACAACGATCAGATCATCAACGCTGTCGTTACAGGTGTAAAACAGGCGGTTTTGGAGGCGGGCATGTCGATTGCTGACAGGGTCGCAGAGAATCAGAGCGGCGACGGCGGCGACATCGTGATCGAGGCGGACAGTGTCGAATTAGCAAGAGCTGTAAACAGAGGCAATAAAAAAATAGGGCGGCGGGGAAATCATAGCCTGGCGTTCTCATGATATTATTTCGGGCGGGGCGGTCATGTTGACCGCTCCCCCGTTATTTTTTTATACGTTGATATTCACACCCTCGACCTTGTCGGGGTCGTTGGCTTTAAGCCATCTGTAATAATTAAATATATTTGCCTCACTCGTTACCCTATTAAATACTACAGGGGCGATCCCGTTGAAAGCAGCGTCGAGGCGGTTAAGATATTTGCAAACAGCCTCACAAGTTTCCCGGTATGACATGCCAAAAACATCAGCGTACCAGCATTTATTAAGGGGATCCCATCTATAGCCCAGGGTCTTTATGACCTCTTTATTCTCAAAAGTAGCACCCTTGACAGATAAGCGGCATACGATCTCCTCTTCTTCTTCATCTACATACTCGATAACTTCAAACTCAAAAGTGGCTTTTAAAGTAGTTTTTGCCATATAGATCAGGCTCCTCTCATGTAACAGGGTTGTTTCTTCTTTTCTTTATTATATTATATCATATAAAAAAATAGTTGTCAAGCGATTTTTATAAAAAAATATATATATTTGAAAATTTGTGCAATTTGCACAAATACCTGATTTGTAAATTATACACCGTCATATTACACAAAATAAAAAGCGCCCGAAATTTCAGGCGCCTTTTTTCAGTTCTGTTTCAGCAGTTATAAAGATTATGTAATTTATCATGTATCTCATAATAGTCAAAATCAATACACGCTCCGTCATAGTCAATATTGTCGATTATTTTTGTCAAGTGGTGATTCGGGTTTGCTTTGAGTTTGTTGATGAATTCGTCAAACTCTTCTGCGGGCAAGCACTCGTCGCAGTTGTTGTTGTCGCTGAATATATAGTGCCACTTTCCGTCAATGAGCTCTCTAACAGCCTTATTTACGCGGCGAGTCACCGTGCGCTTTATCTTTTCAAAGGGCTCCCTTGAGTATCTGATGCCGTCAACACAATCGTAATTATCGGAGATATACACGCAGGGGTGATCGAGAATAGTTTCGCCGCTCATGACAAAAGTCACATAATAATTGGGCTTATAGTTTGCGTCGTATTCGGCGTTGTAAAGATATACACTCAATTTCATGATAACAACCGTCCTTTCAGCTTGTCGGGGGCTCTTGCCGCTGCTCTTTGTTTTTCTTTATTATATTATATCATATATATTTTTATTTGTCAAGGGTTTTTTCAAAAAAAATATAATTTTTTTTCAGTTTTTTTGAAGAAAACGGGGCGGCGGCGGCGTCGTCGACTTGCGGTGACTATTGTCACCGCTCACCGCCCCGGGCTTGTTAGATCTCAACGTTTGTGCGATCTTTGCCAAATGTATTAGTTACATCGCCCGCATAATCGGGGCTGTAGATGATCGACACACCGCCCTGGATCTGCTTTGCCAGATTGTAATATCTACACTCTTCAGCTCTTGATTTCTGATCCTCGAAAATCTTGTGGGCGTCGTCGCAAATTTCCCTGGCTGCTGCTTCTCTGCCCATGTAATAGGCGGTAGCGATGATCTTGCGGATATCATCAATACCCATGTCGCAATTGTTCACTATTTCGTTAACTACCTGCTCAACTGTTCTTGCTTCTTTCATAATAGATCCATCCTTTCAAATTATACGGGCGGGGCTCTTTTAGCTTTCCGCCGCTTGTTTTCTTTTCATGTTTATATTATAGCATAGTCAAATAAAGTTGTCAATAGTTTTTCAAAAGATTTTGAAACTTTGTTTATATTACACAAAGTAATAGGGGTGAAGTTGTACAATTTGACTATTACAGAAGAAAAGCGGGCGAAAAGGTTATAAATGTTATATTTCTCTCAGAAAAACGTAACCCACCTAAAGCCTTGACTATCAGGCATTTATTACACTTGGGTTATAGGGTTATAAAAGTTATAATAATATAACTATATATATTAAGCAGTAGATAATATATTATTGACTGTAATATATATATAGCTTATGGCGATTTTTTTGTAACCTGATTTTTTAGCATAAAAAACAGGCGTGAACGCCTGATAGTCTCGATGTTATGAGGGTTATAACTTTTTATAACTAAATAACATTTTAGCCGCTACCCGCCTTTCCATGTGTAACATATACAAAACACACCCTAATATTTTATGCATGTATACAAAAACGACAATATTTAAAATATTTTCTTGACATTATAATATATATATGATATAATATAAGTATAAAATAAATAAAAGGAGAGGATCCCCGTATGAAAATGTTTGTAAAAGCTAACGGCGAACCTATCGCAAAAGACTTTACATGCCCCGAGCCCGTATCTGTCGAAAATGCTCTTGCCGCCATCGGCTTTAATATCAACAGCGAAGAGGACGCAAAACGGGCATTTAATGCAGGCTTGGCTATAGCCTTTGTGGGTTTTGATTTCCGTTATCATTTCGCTCTTGATAATATTGATTTGATCCCCGATCACGTCACAACTCTTAAATACTACCGCAAGCGCTCTGGGCTCACTCAGCGTGTATTGTCTGACACCATAGGCTGTAATAATTGCTCATACATTGGCAGCCTTGAGACGGGCGCCCGTGATATAGGGGGCGTTGCCGCCGCCCGCCTGCTTAAAATGGCAAACGCAATGCAGATCCCGATGGAATGGCTTTTGTTTTAAATTGTTTCACGTGGAACAATTTTTAGAAAAAACCTTGACAAGTGAAAAAAAATATGTTATAATATTAAGTAATAAAGGGGGCTAAAGCTAACATGGCAGACGGTAAAACATTAAACACGATGGGTATTATCATAAACGGTGTGAGCGTCATAGACCCATCCGAATTATCGTACACTCTTTCGGATATATCCGCATCGGACGCAGGGCGGGACGAAAGTCTGGAGATGGACGCAATGATCCTCGGGCAGGCTCGACAGTACACGATCACCTGGAATAATATAGACCCGGAAAACGCTAACAAAATCCTCAAAGCAGTTTCCACGGGGCGCAATGCTAAAGGTCAGTTTCCTTGCACTTTTTATGATGTATTAGAGGGCGAGATGCAGGAGCGTATGTATTACGTGGGCAATCGTACTGCCCCGTTTCAGCAGTGGATTCCGGACCGTGACGAGGGCAAAATTTTTAATAAGTTAAGTTTTACCTTAATCGAGGCTACCCCCGATCTTGAGAGCGAAAGTGAGTGAAAAAAATGAAGACAATCCCCGAAGAGGTGAAATATTTAAAGCCTAAAATATCCGCCGTATTACGAGACGCGAACTTGCCAGATGATGACACGGGCGACACCTCAGCCCGCTTGACGCTTTCAGACGCTGACTTTGTACAGGGCACCCTGACATTTAACGAGGCAACAAGCAACAGCGGCGAGATCACGATCGGGGCGGCTATTATAGGATCTTGCAATTTTACCCTGTATAATACTAATAATAAATTTACGGGGTACAATTGGACAAATAGCGCCATTGATATTACATTGATATACGATAGCACGCCCGTATTTATGGGCACATATTATATTGTATCACATACGGAAAGCGGTAAAACTATTAAGGTTGAGACACTCGACCCGCTCCAAATCATGGATTCCCACATGCTTTACGAGACGGGGATCACATTTCCGTGCGACGCCGTGGACGCCATAACAAAAATAGCAACTTATGGTATCAACGGGATCAAAATATCGGGATTAGATAACTCAAGGGGCGTGACCGTAAACTCCCCCGACGATGATCAAATATCAAACAGAGATGCTATATCTTACTTAGCGCAGATTTTGGGCAAATATGCTTTATTCAGGGGCAACAGCTCAACGGACAATACCTTGTACTTTGGCTGGTATGATTTTGCCAAATCATATGACGTAGGGATGACATTTTCTCACGATTTGCGCACTGATGACTTAGCAGTTACAGGCGTATTAATTACATCAGCAGACGGCGAAACAACAGCAACACGAGGCGCGGAGGGCTATATTTTGGAAATTGCTGACAATCCTTTTATTGACAGCGAAAACATAGAGACCATAGCCGATCGCATATCTACAGCAGCAACGGGGCTCACATTCCGCCCGGGAAATTTTGCAATACGGAGCAACCCTGAAGTAGAGGCTGGCGACGTGATAATGATATCCACGGGGCAGGATAAGAACATAAAAACTATAGCAAGCAATGTGACATACAAGCCTGCGAACGTAAAGCAGTCTATAACAGCAGATGCAGAAGCAGCGTCGGGCGATTTGCAAATAAGCATACAGCAATATATAAAAAAAGTAGTTAAAGCAGAAGTTGACAAAGCAACAGGTGATGGTGGTGGAGAGGGTGGGTTGTCACCTGACAATTTGTACAAAATTTTAAGACCGTCTGACTGGATAGAAATGCCGATAGCAGGCGAAAATGAAGCATATATATTGATATTAATACCTGACGATAGCTCCAATAAACTCAGCTTGAGCATTACGACTTCCAGTCAAGATGACACTGTATCTGTTTACACAGGTTCAGCAAACAGTGACGGAACGCTTGACATTGTAACAGATGACACAATGGAATCTACCACCAATTCATCATTTATATACAGTTTTCAGATTTCCATCGACTCTAATAATTATGTGAATATTACAAGTGATGGATATAAACAGTTCTTGACAAAAATTGAGTGTTCAGCACCTATGTTAACAATAAGCTGTTCACTTCTCGGCGGAGATAATTATATTGCTGAGTTTAGAGGAAATGCTTCTAATCTTACATCATCACAGACATATTCTATACCAAGTTCAGTATATTATGCTACGCTTGACGGAAACTCGAACTGTAAAATAAATTTAAACGGTCGAGATAATCTTGTACTTGCAAGAAATTTTGTCGGAAATGTTAATGCGAGAAACTGTAGTAAATTGACGTCAGTTGAAAAGTCAATTTCTGCAGATGAAAATGCAAGCAGTTCGTTTTACGGTGACTCTAATTTGCAGTATGTAGGCATATCACACAATGGAGACGTGTTTGACGGATCTCGTATGTTTTACAATTGTTCATCATTGGCTCTGTTTCAGTCTGTATCGATAAATGCAAATTCAATTAACATGAATTCATTTTGCTACGGGTGTACATCTCTTTTGTATTTTCCTAAGATTAAGACATCCGGAACAGCTGTTATGACCTCAGCATTCAGTGGTTGTAGTTCGTTGATGCAGATAGGGGATATTGATTGTGGAGATATCACAGCATGTAATTCTATATTTTACAACTGTACATCGCTTAAATCCGTTACACTTGGAACACTTGGAAATGGCACCACTGCAACTAATTTATTCAACGGTTGTACATCGTTACGTGCGGTCACACTCAACATAAATGGGTCATTTACACTGTCGTCAAATTGCTTTACAAATTGCAAGTCGCTGTATAATCTTAAAATAAACAGTACAGATTGGGGCGGAAGCGATTTGACTTTGACAAATTGTCCTATAACGGGGGATAATATAGTAGAATTGTTCAACAGCTTACCTGTAGCAGACAGCAGCTATACAATAAAGCTTAGTTCAATAACAAAAGGCTACATATCTGATGATGATATAGCAATAGCAACAGAAAAGGGCTATACTGTTTCATAATATTGTTCCACATGGAACAAAATAAACACAAGGAGAGAGAAGAAAATGATTGTTGTAAATGTCAATAAGAACACAACAGAGCTTGACGAGCACGAGACCTTGACAAGCGGAAGCATTAATGCTAATGT